AACGTACAAAAAGATTGGGTTCTCTGTTTAAAGAAAATAGAATCCGCGGAAACCGAACTTAAAAAAGTAAACGATGAAATTAATAGAGTCCTTGAACCAGCATGAGGTTGTTTTGGCAATAGCTGAGAGAATCAATGTAAAGTATCCAGATGCGTTTGGAAGATGCTCGCTGATGGCAGAGGACTTGGCGGTGGAGTTAAAAAAACACGGAATACCGGCGAGACATGTTATGGGTCAGTTCCAGTTGGACGAACCAACGGCCAGCAAATACACGGACGGCGACAACGACGAACCAGTGGATGAATATCTCGTTGATCATGATTGGGTGACGGTTGAAGGTAAGATACTAGACGTTTCGGCCAGACAGTTTAAACGTGATGTTAACGACCAAATTCCAGACGTTGTTTTCATAGATTATACCAGCCCATTATTTTTAAGATACAACGAATTGGGGGAAGCATAAATAACTATGGCAACTACAAAGAATATAAAAGACGTAATGCGCGAAGAATACATGAAGTGCGCAAAAGACCCCATATATTTCATGCGGAAGTATGTAAAAATACAACACCCACAGCGCGGGACTATTGCGTTTTTAACCTACCAGTTTCAGGACAAAACCTTGGGGGAGCTTGCCAAGTTCAAACGAAACATTATTTTAAAGTCTCGCCAAATGGGTATAACAACACTGGTTGCTGCTTATGCTCTGTGGCTGATGACTTTTCACAGCGACAAGGAAATTTTATGCTTATCAATAACACAAGAAACGTCAAAGGCGATAGTAACGAAGGTACGGTTTGCGAACGACAACCTTCCGTCGTGGTTGAGGGTCAAGGCCGCAACGGACAACCAGCTTTCATTACGATTGGTGAACGGTTCGCAAATACGTGCCGTGTCGTCTGCTGGTTCATCTGGACGTTCCTCTGCGCTCTCTCTGCTTATTGTTGACGAAGCCGCGTTCATTGACGGAATTGAAGAAATATGGCTGTCAGCACAACCGGCACTGTCCACGGGTGGTAATGTCATTATACTATCAACCCCGAACGGCGTCGGAAACTTTTTCCACAGAATGTGGATAAAAGAAGATGAACAGGGCGACGACGTGTTAAACCGAATAAGTTTGCCGTGGCACCTTCACCCAGACCGAGATCAAAAATGGAGAGACGAACAGGCCAAATTATCCGGTGAAAAGGGCTCGGCTCAAGAGTGTGACTGTGAATTCAGTACATCCGGAAACACAGTCATTGATATACCAATATTACAGTGGTATGAAAAGACGTATTGCACAGAACCGTTAGAGAAGCGCGGGTTTGACAAAGGTTATTGGATTTGGAAATACCCGGAACCGGGTAAATCTTATATGGTATGCGCGGACGTGGCCAGAGGGGACGGGCGAGACTTTTCCGGGTGCCACGTATTGGACATAGAAAGTTTAGAACAAGTCGCCGAGTACAAGGGCAAGTTACCGACAAAAGAATATGGACGAATGCTGATGGCAGTCGGGTTTGAATATAACACTGCGCTACTGGTTCCAGAAAATGCGACTGTTGGTTGGGCGGTAATTCAAGAAATATTGGACGGAGATTATCCCTTCCTATTTTACAGCGGCCCGGATATACAATACGTAGACGCGGAATCTCAGACAACAAATAAGATAAATTCCGATGAAAAGAAAATGACCCCGGGGTTTACAACGTCAAACAAAACCCGCCCACTTATTATATCAAAACTGGAAAGTTATTTTAGAAATAAAGAGGTAATTGTATACAGCAAGAGATTAATTGACGAACTTAACGTGTTTATCTGGAAGTCTGCCGGGGTATCGTTAAAAGCCGAAGCCATGACCGGTTATAACGACGATTTAGTAATGTCTCTAGGAATAGGGCTGTGGATCAGAGACGTGGCTCTACGGCTTCGTAAAGATTCTGACACGGCTGTAAAGTCAATTATTTCCAGAATAGGGTCCACCTCGAAAGAACAGGCGGGCAAAAATTTGACATCTTTCATAAAAAGTGGCGCGGCTAACCCGTGGGGAGTCCACCACAATCCTTGGCAAATGCACGTGGGTGGACCGGGTTCACAATCAAAACCGCAAGATTTGACTTGGCTCTTGCGATAATATACGCCTATATGTTTATAAAATACACCGGATGTATATTTATAAGATGTGCGCTCATATATATACACATATAACTTATGGCAGACCAAAAAGACCTATTTACAAGATTAAAGAAAATGTTTTCGACGGACGTTATCGTCCGTAATGTGGGCGGCAAGAAGCTGAAAGTAATTGACACCGACGAAATTCAATACGCGACTGACAGAAACAGTTTGCGCGATAGGTTTAACCGACTCAGAAGTTCGACCTATAACTTACACAACCGTGATATGTCAATGGCATATCAAGCGTCTCGATTGGAGCTTTTTAGAGATTATGATGTAATGGACATGGACCCCATTATCGCATCGGCGCTGGACATTTACTCCGATGAATGTTTAGTTCCAAGCGAATTCGGTAAGATATTAACAATTCACTCGGAGAATGAAAACATCAAAAAGATCCTCGAAAATCTTTTTTATGATATTCTCAACATTGAATTTAACATGTGGTCGTGGACCAGAAACATGTGTAAATACGGAGACATGTTTTTGCGGTTGGAAATATCTCCGGAGTATGGTGTATACATGGTTCATCCGATAAGCCCATATGAAATTACCCGCGTTGAAGGATCGGACCCAAAGAATGTAAACTATGTAAAATATCAGCACGATGGAATGGGCGGGGGAATGGAATACGAGAATTTTGAGATAGCGCACTTTAGACTGTTGAGTGACAGTAATTTCCTTCCGTATGGCAAAAGCATGATTGAACCAGCCAGACGCGTGTGGAAGCAATTGAGCTTGATGGAAGACGCAATGTTAATCCACCGTATCATGCGCGCACCCGAGAAGCGTATGTTCTATATTGACGTTGGCAACATTCCACCAGCAGACATTGATGCCGCGATGCAAAAAGTTATCGGGCAGGTAAAAAAGGTTCCGTACATTGACGAGCGCACGGGCGATTACAATTTGCGATTCAACTTAAATAACATGATCGAAGACTTCTATCTTCCGGTTCGTGGCAGTGACAGTGGAACTAGAATCGACACGTTGCCGGGTATGGAATTTACGGGCATCGATGACTTAGAGTATATTCGCAATAAGATGATGGCTGCACTAAAGATTCCAAAAGCGTTCTTGGGATACGAGGAAGGACTGTCTGGTAAGGCGACCCTCGCAGCAGAGGACGTTAGATTTTCTAGAACAATTGGTAGAATCCAAAGAATTATTGTGTCTGAGTTAACTAAGATCGCAATTGTTCATCTGTACGTTCAGGGGTACCAAGACGCGTCGTTGGTTGATTTTGAATTAGAATTAAGCAACCCGTCTACGATATTCGAGCAAGAGAAAATAGAAATTTGGTCCAGTAAAGTTGCTGTGGCCAACGATATGATGGAGGCCAAATTGTTTAGCAAGCGGTGGATATACAACCATGTATTCAATCTTTCGGACGATGATGTCGAGAATATTCAACAAGATATTGTCAAGGATCAGAAAGAGCTTTGGAGAATGAGTCAGATTTCCGAGCAAGGCAACGACCCGGCAACCAGTGGACAGAAGATGGGCGAAGATGGGGCGTCGGATATGGGAGGCGGCGGTGATATGGGTGGAGGAGGGTTGCCAGATTTGGGCAGCGGCGATGCGATGGATGGCCCAGCGTCGGGTGGGGGGGATTTGCCAGAACTGGAAGAAGTTAAAGAAGGCGGTGCGGTTTTAGACGAAGAGACTAGAAAAGAACGCGAACGAGGAGGTAAACACCGCCCAAGCCAAGAAGGTAATAAAGCAGAGTATACAAGTGGATTCGATAAAACTCGCGGGGAAGACCCGCTGGGGAAGATGCAAAATACCGAAAAGCCCAACAAGTCAAGTAGGGGATTGAAACATATATACAGAGGCTCTCCATTATCACTACAAGAAGATTTAAAAACATTAAAGTTAAATCTGCGGACAAAATATAATAAAAGCCAGAAAAAGACAATTCTTGAGAAAAAGTCCATGTTAGATGAGTCTAATCTGATTCAAGAAGATAAACAACCGTAAATATAGAGTTTTTATCATATATGCACATATTTATAAATAATCAAATTGTATGAAGAAGCTGAAACACTCTAAGTATAAAAACGCCGGGATATTATTTGAACTTCTTGTTCGTCAGGTAACGGCTGATATATTGAACGGAAACGAAGATTCAAAAGCTAATAATATTTTAAGAAAATATTTTACCGAATCTACTGAACTTGGTAAGGAGAATCGTTTGTACCGAATAATAATGGAAGAGAAAACCAAGGACCAGTCGTCGGCGGATAGGTTGCTCGAAACAATCATTAATGGCAGAAAAAAGTTGAATGAAAAATCTCTCACGCTTCAAAAGTATGAACTGATTAAGGAGATTAAAACTAATTATCCAATCGACAGCTTTTTGAAGGGCAGCATTTCAAATTATAAATTATTGGCTTCCATTTATAAAGTATTTGAGGAATCCGTCAATGTGCTGGAATGTGATCCAAGAGAAATTTATCGCGCGAGGAATTGTATTGTAGAGAGCATTGCTGCACCCAAGACCCCGACACGAGTAATAACCGAAGAAGAAAAGAAAGATTTGATACGAGTATACCAACAACAGAACGAGGACGTTCGCTTGCTGGCGTATAAATTGTTGGTCGATTCATTTAATGAAAAATATAAGAATCTCGACGACAAACAAAAGGTGTTAATTAGAGAATATATCAATAACGTAAGTAACACCAATTCACTGCGCGAGTATATTAACACAGAAGTTCCGGATGTGCGCAAGCAAATTACCGAACTTAAAGTCAAAATTAACAACGACGTGGTTCGTATCAAGTTAGACGAAACCTTAAATCAATTGGAAAAAATTACCAAGGGAACGCTGGTTAAAGAAAATCAAATTATGGCACTCATGTTGAGTTATGAACTTATCAAAGAGTTGAAGCAAATTAAATAACATGGCACAAGACACCAAACAACTTATCCGCGAACTTGTCGACGAAGTATTAAAAGAAATGACTTCTACCGGAGGGGTTGCCGGTTATATGACACCCAACGCATTTCGTGGACACCGGAGCAAAAAGAAATCAGCCGAACGTTCAATGCCGGGTGGAAAAGTAGTTGGCGATGAAGTTGAGACGGACGATACCACTATAGGCGAGGCAACCGACGACCGTTTACCAATACTTCGGCGTGGTGGGCTGTCAGAGGACCGCAATCGCTATCGCAATTTTAAAAACAGCGATTTAATGAAAACGCACTCGAAAATCTCCTGTGGTATCAGTGAAGCAAAAAAGATGTTGGGCGAAGTTGAATATCTGCTGGGGATATGTGAAAGATTAAAAACCGAGGCGGATGTTCCTACAAATAATCTTTGGGCTCGCACGAGACCTAATATGCGAGAAATTCACCTCCGCTTGAAGGAAATCGCAAAACGAATTAACCGAATGGGTAAATAACACACATATGAAACTTCAAGACTTAGCCAGAAAAATTTTAAAAGAAGACACTTGGGGAAACAACCCATCTTCCGCTGGGAGCATGAATCTGGGCCGTTCGCCCACGGCTAAATCGCCAAATCCGACATATTATAATCCTCGACCGGAAGTGGAGAAGTTGATAAGTAACGTAGAAAAATCGGAGGCCGGTGAGGAGATGAAACTAGACACCAGCGTGTCTCAAAAATTAGTTGGTAAGAACGCAACGGTCAAGGCGTCCAAAGGGTCCGTTGGACAAACCGAGAAAGAGTATACAATTGATGTTTCCTCCGTGGATGTCCACAATTTAAACGATGTATTTTATATTGTATTAAAAGGCAAGGAACGTGGAAATGGCAAGGAATCCGATTATTATGTTAATACAAATTTCCAAGTAAAAATAAATGCAAACGCAGAGCCGGAAGCACAAGAAACTCCGGAATCACCGGAGCCGGTGGCAGTTAGTCGGGGGCCGCAACCGCAACCACAATCACAGTCTAAGCTGAAACATGTGGGCGGGATGATTCCCAGTAAACCGTTGAACGCGCCGTCGCGCAGAAACATTATTCCACAAGGATAACCCATATGAGCAGACAACTATTAGTAGATTATATTCCGTTTGAAATAACTCCTCAAATGTTAAATGAGGCCAAAGCAAACACAAACGGCACGTTGGTTTTGTCTGGTCCGCTGCAAAAAGCGGGCGAGAAGAACCACAACGGGCGAGTCTATCCAAAAGAAGTACTTATTAGAGAAATAGAAAAATACCAACAAGTAATCAGGGAGCGCCGCGCTCTGGGGGAATTGGATCACCCAGATTCATCTATTATCAATCTAAAAAATGTATCGCACAATGTTCGCGAGGCGCACTGGGAGGGTGACACTGTCGTCGGACAGAT